GCGACGCCCGTCGCCCCTCCTGGTCGCGATTACTACGTGAATTTGCCCTTTTATTTCAACGGAAATCCGTCGCTGTACTTGCCTCTCGTGGCGCTCGGCAGACAAGACGTGGAGGTTCACGTCACGTTCAGGAAATTCGAAGAACTTACTTCAATTCAGATCACCAATCCCACACTGGGAGCCACCATCATCACAGATTACGTGTACCTATCAGACCCAGAAATTCGTTGGTTCCAGAATGCCCGACTAGAATATATGATTACACAGTGTCAATATCAGACAATAGGCCTCCTACAAGGCTTTCAAAATGCCGTGTTCAATCTGGACTTTAAGAATCCCGTGCGCGAGCTTTTCTTCGTGGTCCAACCCACAAGTCAGAAACCATATGACTACTCGAACAACGCCGTCCTGAGTTTTGGTCTCAGCTTCAACGGCCAGGAGATTTTCACACCGGACACGACGGATACTCTTTATACGGGCGATATAGAACCGTTCAATCACTACCCCAACTTTCCTCAACGCGATTTTTTCATGTATGCCTTTACCGGCAACACCTCGTCTCCAAAGCCGCATGGACAGATCAATTTCAGTCGAATTAAGCAGGTTCTTCTGACCCTCAACTGTGGAGGACAGGAATTCCTCCCCGCTAAAGAACTTAGGGTAATGGCGGTGAATTACAATATTCTCCAGATTTCAGACGGACTCGGGGGAATCAGGTTCAACACTTAGAGACCGAGTCCGAAGGACTTGTGATGGCTGCCCGTCTGCGGCTCGTAAACGGCGCCTGTGGTGCCCTTGTTTTTTCTCTGAACTTATTAGGAATGGCCTCACGTGCCAGTTTGGCCTTTTTAGGTCAGGAGGATATCGCATTGAGCATGGATCCAGAGGTTACGTATTTTAAAGAGAAATATGAAGGGTCGAGTCTCTACGCATCCCGAGTCGACAAAGTTCAGTTCGATGATAACCTGCTCGTTCTCGGCGGCGAGAATTTCTTGACCCTTCCGCGGTCGGGGGATCTCATCACGGAAATGTACCTCAAAGTTTTCTTCCCGCCAAGTCTATTGAATGTTCAAGTTGAAGAGTCCGTCGGGACCCTTTTCATCGAACACGTGGAGATTTATATAGGTTCCATGTTGATTGAGAGAATTTATGGAGAGTTTATTGCCATGAAATACGACATTGAAGTTCCACAGGGTAAACAACCGGCACTCGAGGGACTGTTCGGCAAGGGGACGCAGGTCGCGGCGTCTAATTACACAATTCCACTCCCTTTTTCAATCCTTAAAAGGGGAATCCCATTGTGTGCATTCAATGAACCCGTAATTTTCAGGATTGTCACCAAACCTTCAAACACGTTCACTATACCTCCAGTAGACATCACAGATCCTATCCAGATCTATATCCACGTCGAGAATACGTATCTTGGGCAGAAAGAGATTGAATACATCCGCAAAACCCCGCAAATTCACCTTTTGCAGCAGGTTCAACTGTCCGAGTTCTTCGCGCCTCTGGGAGCCACGTCCGTCCGATGCAACATGGGATTTTCAAACATCGTCAAGGAACTCTATTTTGTTATTCAAAACGAAACGGCTCTTGCGTACGACTTTTTAGCCGACAACACTTCAAACGTCCAGCAAATTAGCAGCCTCGAGCTCTTCTTCAACTCTACGGAACGCATATCGACCGACGTGGGCACCCCACTGTTTCTCAGGGTCATTCAAGGTTTAGAGTTTCACACGCGCGTTCCCTCGTACTACTTCTACATGTACTCTTTCAGCCTAGATCCAGAGTCCACGAGGCCGTCAGGCGGTGTGAACCTTTCTCGAATTCAGAATCAAATTTTAAAATTGAATTTGAACTCCAGTGCGTCAGCTAGAAACATCAGAGTCTATGCTGTAAACTACAATTTCCTCGAGGTTGCCAACGGGAAAGCGACAATTTTGTTTTCTAATTTTCAGTAACCGAGGATCGCGCGACTATTTTTGTTTCTAATTTTACTCTGAAATTCCAGTGATGATGAAGACAGGCGACGGAGACTTGGACACGTCGGCCATTCTCAATTCGGCTCTCGACATCTTCAGGCCAGTCATGGAATCAGCAACCGTCATGGCCGCACACTACGCAAAGGCGTGCGGCCGCGACGTGGTTCTCCAGGAGGATATGAGAATTGGGATGATGTACTCCGCCCGGTACGTCACTGGGCGCCAGATAGGGTCTTTGTTTCCTGAGATTTATGAGGAATCGGGCACCGATTCTGACCCTGATTTTGATGAGGATGGTTCCGACTCGGACTCGTGGGAGACGGTCGACGACGAGGACCTCGTGTGGTCCAAGTACGAGGGTGCGGACGACGATCAGGCCATGAAGATGAACCAGTGCGCCGACTCGTGGGATACATGGGAACCCCAGAACCCTTCTGAACGTGCGTTGAAAAACGCCATAGACAAACAGCGTGAAAATTAGATGACCTGGTGGGTCCAGGAAGATTCTGAAGAGGGCTACGATCTCTCCAGGACGAAACCCAAGTATTCCGTGTTGCTCGAAGAGGAGGATTATGAGACTGAAGATGACCTTCCGGGATTTGACCAGGGTCCAGAAGAAAACTATGGCGAATGCTCAGTTGAAACCTGGGACCCTTGGGACCCCTGGGACCCGTCATATTTTTTTCGTATACAATAATAAAAATGGCCGCCATGATTTCCGCTATCGCTCTCCAGCTCGAGGCCCAGTCCCTGAACTCCATCGTGGCGGGATTCGCCTTCGCCAGCGCCGTCGCGTGGATGGACGTTGTTCGCTGGATCATCTCCCAGGTGGTCCAGGTTGGCAAGAACGGTGGTCAGTACTACATCCTGTCCGCGCTGTTCACCACCCTGCTGGCCATCGTGGTGTTCATGGCCATCAAGGCACTGGCCACCAACGTGAAGATCAACGAGCCCCAGCAGCCCACCTACGCGGTAACTATGGGTCGGGCTTAAAATTCCAGTATATGCTGTTAAAAAATAAGATTGTAAATAGAATATGGTCATCTGTAATTATGAAGGATGTTCTGTAATAGCTTCTTTTGGGTACGAGACGGTGGGTTTCTGTCTCGCTCACAAAAAGAATGATATGATAAATTTGGCGAAGAAAAAATGTGAAGTTGCGAAATGTAACATTTCATGTAGTTATGGAAAAGTAGGAGAAAGACCTACAAGATGTAAGGCTCATATTGAAAAGGGGATGGTCGTGCTATGGTCTAAAAAATGCACCGATTGTAATGCTCAACCTTCATTTGGATTTAAAGATGGTCCTATGGTGAAATGCGCCAAGCACAAAGAAGAAGACATGATATATCTTCGTTTTCCATGTTGTCCAGAGTGTGGAACCACCGCCAGGTATGGTGTGGTAAAATACCGCCCCACCCACTGTTCAAAACACAAGGATCCTAATATGTGGAACGTCGTAGATCGAACGTGTAAAGATTGTAATACACGCCCCACGTATGGATACACGCGCGCAGATTATTGCCAGGAACATATGAAATCGGACATGGCAGTATTTGCCCGAAACTTCTGTGAAGAGGATGGGTGTTCAAAAACTGCATGTTGTAATACACTTGGATCCAAGATGGCGCGATATTGTACGGGTCACGCATTAGACGGAATGATAAATTTATGGGAAAAAAAGTGTTCTATATGCTGCTCAACTCGAGCACGAAAAGACCACGAGGGTCACTGTGCCCAATGTTTTTCACACGTGTTCCCTGATAGTCCTAAGATTAGAAAGTTTAAAACAAAGGAACGGGCCGTCAAGGACTTTTTAGTGAGTAAATGGCCAGACTCCATAATCACTCACGACAAGGCTGTCGATTGTTTCAGGTTCAGACCTGATTTTGTTATTGAATTAGGAAGTCATACAATCATAGTAGAAGTGGATGAGTTCCAACACGAGAGGTATGACACGTCATGTGAAAACAAGAGGCTCATGAGTATCTTCCAGGGTCTGGGATCAAGACATATGGTTATGATAAGGTTCAACCCTGACTCTTACGTAGATGAAACCGGTAAAAAGATTAAGGGGTGTTGGCACGGCTCGGGACTTGTGAAAAAGGGGGCTGAATGGGACCGACGCTTGAAAGAGTTGGAGAAAACGGTTACAAAATGGTGGGACCTCGTGCCTGAAAAAGAAGTTACAACTGAATATCTATTTTACACAACCTTGTCAGGAACCTGAGGGTCGAAAGGTCCTGGAACACCTGTTCTTTGGACTACCTCATCATCTGTACCGGAACCTGAGGAGGAGGAACCATGGGCCGGTTCCCAAACGTCCTCCATATAAAGATGCCTATGAGCACGGCCAGAACCAAGAGGAACCATGGAATTTTAAACTTTGGGTCCTCCTTGGGCGGTGGTGGAAGGGCTATGGTCATGGCGTCTATGATGCGTTTGAGCTCGACGTCATGGAGGGGTGGAGTGGGCGGCAAGGTTCTTTCAGGATCAGGACGGACGTGAATTCTGAGAACGAATGCGTTCGTGTCCCACCCCCTGAAGTTGAGGGGGGTGCCAGCCTTGTCGACCCACCGGACCGTCAGGCGCTGGAGGCTGCCTATGGGCTCTGGGTAGTCGACCGAGACGCGGTAGTCTTTGTTCTCGTGGAAATTTTTGATACATGAAGACCCAACGTCCATAATGACGGGCGCAAAGTTTCGGTTCGCATTCGAGCCACTGACGGTCCCGGTGTTGCCCTGGAGAGAGCCTGTGTCGACGTGACTCGGAGTGCGGAGCTCGTCAATGTCCAGGAAGATGTATTCATTCTGACTGAGGTCGACGAGGGTTGTGGATCGCACGATGTACTTTACGGAGTAGGTTGGATCCGTAGGCCCAGCGAGTCCTGACGTGTAGAGGGCGCCCTTGGTGAGACCAAGCATGGTGGCGAGTTCCTGTGAGTGGATGAACAGGGTGAATGAGGTGGCTTTTGAGAACAAAAAGTGGCCCTCGTCGGGAAGGTACTCGAGTGTGATGGTCGTCGTGGTTAGAGCCTGAGCCAATCCGTAGACTGAATAGAATCCCTCGTTCAAAGACACGTTTGAGCTGTTGATGCTGATTACGTTCGACCCGTTTGTGAGGTTGTACATTGTATTTGGAACACGAGCACTGACCAGGTCCACACGCTCGATGTTCTTTATGGGCGTGGTCAGGTGGAGGACGTATGAATTGCCTGAAGGGTAAAGAGCGGAGTCCCGGTTGGCCGAATCGGCAAAGACGAGTCGCTCAGTCGCCATCTGATTTATAGTTGGATATTTTTATGAGATGGGCCGGAACTTGACGCCTCCATCCTCGTCCAAAAAAGCTTCGAGCGTTGACGGATCTTCATCCATTTCTATAATAAAAAGCTGAGCATCATAGACGATCGGAATCTTCGGGGGATCTGGGCTATCAGTCGGGTAGGTCAGAATGATTTCAAGTGTAGACATGTTCACAACAACAGTGTTTGCCATATTTTCTACCAGTATAACAGGAGATGACTTTAATAGGCAACTTTACAGGAGGAACTATGTCTGCAGGGACTGTGACCATAAATACTGGCGCGACGGTGGATAGTGTTCGGGTGAACGGTACAACAACTATAAACGGAATGAGAACGGGTCGGGCGGACGACCCCTTCTCAGCCGAAGGCACAAAAGTTACCATGTCATGGGGAGTCACTTTTCCGTCGGTGCCAACAACTGTTATACTCCAAATTGAGTCGGCGAGTGGCTTCCCCATGACCGTCGTAGTATCTGCTGTAACAACAACCAATTTCACAGCGTACTTTTATAAATCAGGGACGAATTCGTCTCCATCCATCACCGCATTAAATTGGTGGGCTATATATTAGATGCCGTTCTTCGGAGCTCTCGATTCGACAACTGCCAGCGCAACGACGATAAGTGCAAGCTCGGTTGTCGCCAGTCCAGGAACTTTTAGAATGGGTGGGACGGACGGATCCACATTCAAATCTTTCAGGTGGAGCAATCAAAGTGTATCCAATGTTAATCAGGACACCACTACAGTCGTGACCGTCACACTGAGTCCGGCTATGCCAGACGCCAATTATAACGTGTTCTTGGATCCTACTGTTGCGAATAGTTTTATCTTTAGCGCTCTCGTCGATAACAAGACGACATCAAGCTTCGATATGCGCATCAGAAAAAGAGGGGCTTCGGGTAATAACACAGTTGTCGTTGACTACATTGTGATTGATTTTTAAATACACGTGTATATTAATATGGTGTTTTTAGGGAGTCTCAGTGGATCGAACACGGCAACGATAGATTCTCTCACAACCACAGGGCTCGTGACCACTCCAGCGTTGCAAATAGGTCCGACCGCGACAGCGAATGAAATAATCAATTATTTTTATTACGGCGTTTCAGGTAGTATTACAGGCGTGACTGATACAGGTGTGACGCTTACTACAATTACAGTTTCGGGTATGCCTTCAAATGTTAATATTTACGTGACTCCTTTCCATAGCGGGGCGGCTACATTTCCGTCGGTATATGCGAGAGTATATGACGTGTCATCGGGATCATTTCGAGTCGCGATGAGACTTGACGATGAAACTCCCGGCACGAAAACATGTTCATTTTATTGGGTGGCTATGCAGTAAGTTTTTCAAGGCGCGCGAGACGCTCCTCTAATTTCAAACGCTCGATGCGCTCCTCCTTGAGAGCTTCTATCAAAAGTGCAGTGATGTTTCCGTATGAAACGGAATAATATCCCGTCTCTTCACTTATTTGAACAACTTCAGGAAGGACTTCGATGATTTCCTGGGCAATAACACCGGCTTGTCTATGGCCCTTATGCGGCTCGTCCGTTCGGGTAAATGTATACCCACCGATTTGAGTCACCTTATCAAGAGCCCCTTCAATATTCTTGATATCGCTCTTGACACGGCGATCAGACGATGACGTGATGTCACCAGATGCTGTGATAGCCCCGACCACATCCAGAGCGACACCGGGATTTGTCTTCCCGATGCCGACGTTGCCAGCAGTTGTTATCCGCATTCTTTCGGTGGATGTTGTCCCTGTCCCTGACGCGGCAGTCCAGAACGTCAAGTGAGACGATGAATTTTCATCAATTGCAATAATCTGGCTAGATGGTCCACCAGTTCGTCCATTCAAAGGGTTCAAAATTATACCCACCTGGTTTCCAGCTCCACCGGCGCCTCCAAGTCGCAAGAAAGGAGAGTTCGAGCTTGCTACAGTATTGATGATATCAAGAAGATACGAAGGACTCGCCGTCCCGATGCCGATACGACCCACATTGGTCATGATGAACGTCCCCCCGGCCGTGTTGGAAAACTGAACGACGTTTCCGGTCGTGCTGGATCCTATGACGGTGAGGACGTTTGCGGCGGCTGCTGGGCTGGAGCTCGCCGTGATCGTCGTACGACTGACAAGCGAGTCGGCGTTCAAAGCCATCACGTTCGTCGTCGAAAGGTTCGAGGTTCCCGTGATGTTCATGTTCGTCCCGAAAAGAGAGACGGCATTCATCACCAAAGCATTTCCGCTCGTAAAGACGTTCAGGGTCGCGATGTTCGATCGAGCCGTGACAGTCAGGTTGGTCGCGTTAGACGTTGCTGCGTTCAGGAAGGTTACGTTGGTCGTCGAAAGGTTCGAGGTTCCTGTGATGTTCATGGCCGTCCCGAAAAGAGAGGTGGCGGCGTTCAGGGTGGTTACGTTCGTGGTCGAAAGGTTCGATGTCCCCGTGACGTTAAGAGACGTGATCACAAGGCTCGACAGGGATAGGCTCCCGATGGTAGCCGTCCCCGTGACGGTCATGTTCGTCCCGAACAGCGAGGCGGAATTGAGGATGGTCGCATTCGTGGTTGACAGGTTCGAGGTTCCTGTGATGTTCAGGGCGCCCCCGAAGAGCGAGGCGGAGTTCAGGGTGGTCACATTCGTCGTCGAAAGGTTCGAGGTTCCCGTCACGTTCAGAGCGCCGCCGAAAAGAGAGGTGGCGTTCAGGGTGGTCACGTTCGTCGTCGAAAGGTTCGAGGTTCCCGTGACGTTCATGGCGCCCCCGAAGAGCGAGACGGCGTTCATCACCAAAGCGTTTCCGCTCGTGAAGACGTTCAGGGTCGCAATGTTCCCCAGGGTC